TAACATTTCCTTGAATTCCCTGACTTCCTTGACTTCCAGTTGCACCTACTATGTTAACTTGTTTTACCCATTTAGTGCCGCTAGATTGATATTGAGCAATATCGCCTAAAGAAGCTGAAGTTAAAGAAGTACTACCATTAGTATCTTTCCATGTAAGGCCACTACCTACATTAGCAGTAAATAAAAATAAATCTAAATTATCTGGGCTACCCGGAAATGATGTTCCTGTATTCCATTCTGTACTTGCACCTGTACTTCCTGTATTTCCTGTGCTTCCTGTGTTTCCAGTATTTCCAGTTGCGCCTATAATATTTACTTGTTTTACCCAACGTGTATTTGATGTTTGATATTTAGCAATATCACCTTTTGCCGCACTTGATAAAGAAGAACTTGCATCTGTATCATACCATGTAAGTCCTGAACCTACAGCTGATGTAAACAAAAATAAATCTTGATCAGCAGGAGAACCTGGAAATGATGTTCCTGTACTCCATATTTGTGTGCCTGGTATTCCAAAATTTAAACTTGCCGCCGCAGAACTACCAGCATTTGCAACAGTTGGCGTTGCACCAGGTGATAATTCACTTACAGAATTAACAGCTATTGTTGCCGCATTACCAGTAGAACCTGTTGCTCCAGTAGCACCTGTAGGCACTCCAAATGCAAATGTCATTGCTCCAGTTGTTGTATTATATGCCGCAGTTGCAGTTGCACTACCACCAACACTTACAGTAGATACAGTAGCAGAAGCACTTGCTGGATAGACAATAGCAGACAATGTATTACCAGAACTGTCAAATACTAAACCTTTATTTGCTCTAGTAGATGCATTAGGTAATAACATAGTAACGTCTGTATCAGATTCAGCCAATCTAATTGATCTGTCGTATTTAGTATTATTTTCTTGTGCAATAGCAAATGCTTTATCTAAATCTGTATTTAAACTTCCTATATTAAATGAACCTGATGTTGGAAAATCAGTTGCTCTTGCAATAACAATATCTCTATATATTGTAACTGTTGATGATACTACTGATGCTCCTAAAGTAACGCTACCTCCAGTAAAACCTTCATCATCTGCCGCTGTTCCTGAAACTGTAAATTGTGTAGAATTAGGAGAACTTGATACTCTAGAAAAAGTTGTATCTACTCCACTACTGTTTGTTACAACTACTTGAATGTCATCTAAAGAGAAAAATGGAAAGTCAATAGTAAAAGCACCTGCGGAGCCTCCACTATTAGTTGTATATCTTACTCTTGCATCATTATTTGCTATTGTTAAATTTGCCATATTATTTCCTTATCTATAGTTAACTTATGAGCTTTAAGTTAGGCAATTCACATCTTAATGTTATGGTATTATTTGTTTTGCTATATCAACTGCTGGTAAACTTGAAAAAGGTAAATCTGGCTTTCCTTCTGCCCATCCTCCAATATATGAAACAAAAGGTCCACCAACAGTTGATGCTTTAAAACCAAGAGATGTAGAAGTAGGCTCAATTCCTAAAAGTCTTTCTGCACTTAATCTTCCATTAGTTAATACACTTGCTATATTATGAAAATCTCCAAAAATTCCTGTAGTTCCAGATTTTAATATTGCAGCATAAAAAAGTTCATTATAATCTTCTTCAAGTCCTTGACCACTTAATAAACGTTTTAATTGTACTACTAAAGCACCAAGTAAAATCATAGAAACTATACCTGTTGCAAAATTTATATCTTTTTCTTGCGCTCCACGTATCATAACTTTTTGAACAAATGCTTGAGAAAAAGATTTATATTGAGCAATTAAAGTTCCTAATGCTGTAGAAGTCCATAAAGCTCTATCTCCAGCACCAGGAGTTACTATAGTTCTTTTAATTTCCATATTTAAAGCATATCTAAATTTAAGTACTAGCTCAGGTTGTTTTATATCCCATTTTGCAGTATTAATAATATATTGTGTACCATCTATTATTTGTGAATGTAAATTTACTTGTTCACCTATTTTTTTAAGTGTAGGCAAATTAATGCCAGTCATAGCTAATTTTTGAACATCTTTATTTGATATTGAATCAGATTTTTTATAATATTTTACAGCTAATTTAGCTATATCATTAGTAACTAATTGAGAAACTAATTCTTTTCCAATAGAATTCCAAGCATTTAATCCATTAAGAAGCATCATTAAATTTGTAGAATTATGTAAAACTTCTTCAAATTTAGTTCTATTTTGAAAAATATCACCGACATCTGCCATTGCCATTTGACGTACGCCTAAAATTAATTCTCCACCTTGTGCTACATTTCTAATTTCTTTTCTATTCATTTGTTTTAAAAGATCATTTAAACCACCTTTTTTTAAAAACAAAGCTTTAAATCCATTTGTAAAATCATTTAAACCATGACGCATTATTACCATGCCTAAATCTGGAATTGAAGAAATCATAGCTCCGCCCATATGAGTAACAACACCTGCACTTTTAAACGCTCTTATCATTCTCATAGGTATACTATGAGGATCAGAAGGCGCACCATATGTACCTCTTACTCTAGCTAATGTATCTTCAAGATCACTTATAACGTTTTGTTGTTTCTTTTTTAATTTTGCTTTTATTTTAGGATCTTTATTTTTTAAAATTAATTCATCATATTGATTACGAACATTTTGTAATGCATCTTTCATAGTAACATCACCAAATTGATTAGTTAAAACAATATCCATTCCCATTGTTTTAGTATAATGTTTTAAAACCATTTCAGCATCATTAATTAAAAATGGAGCAAGTTCTACATCTGGTAATTGTATAATTCTTTGTTTAGTAGAAAAAGCTTCATTTACAAAATTACCATCATCACCTATTTCTACATATCCTTTATTATGTAAAATACTTGCTGTTTTTTGTTCTGCTATTAAATTAGCTTTAATTTCTGAAATATTTGGATTAGTTATACGAGTATCTTTTAACATTAATTTATGCCATGTTTCTGGATCTTTTTCAATAGCGGCATGATTATAAATACGAGGAAAAAAACCTTCTGCATTATTTTGCATAGGGCCTTTTTTATGCAAATCTTTCATAGTATTTTTTAAAATAATTATTTCTTTTTTTAATTTTTCTATATTTTTAGGATCTTTAATTTCTTTTAATTTTAATTCTAATTCTTCTATTTTTTTAACAAAAGGTCTTTGATAAACTTTTGAAGTATAAGCCATTTCATCTATATAATTTAAATATTCACGAAAATAATTAACACTTTTTTGAACATATGGAACATCATGTTTATCTCCTGTACGTAAAGCCATAGCAATTTCTTCATAAAATTTACTTCTTGCCATTGCTTGATGTGCTGTTTGAGAACCTTTAATTCCTAATTTTATTTTAAATTCAGCTACAGTATTGCCTAATACACCTGTTTTAGATGTATGTCCCCAAAGTTCTACAAATTCTTCTCCTGATTTAAAAAGCGTTTTATGCATAGCACTATTAATTGTAACATCCATAATAGTTTCAGCGTTATCTGATGATGTTATTCCAAATTTATTTTTTTCTATAAAAGCACCTGTATCTACTAATAACATCATCATAATTTTTTCTTGAGCAGTAGCAGGTACTATTGGATCATATGACATTACTCTCATAGTAGGAGTTAAAGAAGATCTTTCTATCTTAAGATCAGTTCCTATATAACTATTATCTTTTACAGCTTTTTTAAGATTATTTATTTGATTTACTTCTTTTCGGTATGCAGAAGTTTTAATAATATCATCATGTATTTTTATAATTTCTATTTCTTCAAATTGTGCATTAGTAGCATCTTTAGTATTAAAAGAAGATCTTTGATTTGCATTTGACGTAGGCTTTTCATTATTTAATTTTGATCTATCTATAAGTATATTAGAATTATTAATATTATTATTTTTATTATTGCGCCCCATTTTTATTTCTATTTTTGGAATTTTAAAAGCAGATAATGAAGAAGATATTAATCCATGAACAGCTAATGTTCCAAGAAGCCTATCTCCAGTATATAATGGATCTTGATTAGCTTGAATTACTTCTCCAGGCAAAGCCATTGCAACACTATAAGTTAAACCTAATTTTAATCTATTTATAGTAGTAGCTGCTTTTCTAGCCATATTTATTGCACCTACACCTGTAATTATAGTTGGATCAAGAATCATAGCAGCAGTAATTCCTAAAGAACCAAAAATACTATTAGATTGTGTAAGTCTAGCCATAGTTTCTATATTTTTATTTATTTCTCCAATTATAGAAGTAGTTTCTTCATAAGAATTTGATCCAATAGTAAATCTTTGAAGTAAAGGATTATTTATAATTCTATTATCTTTTAATCTATCATAGTTTTCATCTCCTATAAATTCTTCTTGTTCGTCTACATAAATAGGTTCATCTGGAAGTTCTCCACTTCCTAATGGAGGAACACCAGGAGCAAAAAATTTAGAATATTTTTTAAAATATTTATCTCCTAAATCTTTTGTCGATTCTACAATTTCATCATACTTACCTGTAAAAAATCCAGTACGAAAGTCATCCCAGGCAGTATAAGTAGAATCGTGATCTTTTCTATCAAGTGTTTTAGGATATGTTTTATTTTCTTCAGAAAGATAAGGATTAAAACTTTTTTTTTTATCAACAGATATTGAATGTTCAGGTATATATTCTGGTTTTTTTCTTTCTTCAAGAGCTGTTTCCATCCCTTCAACTCTATATTTATTTCCTACAGTAAACATTTCTTTTCTTTTATCATCTATTGGAGCAGGACTTGTTGGAACAGAATTTAATGCATTAGGATTTTGTATATACTCTGGAGCTTCAATTTTGCTTATAGAATCTAAAGGAGTAATTTCATCAGGTAATTTTGGTGCAGAAGTTAATTCATTAGATTGATATTGAGCAGTATCTATTGTTGTAGGGCTAATTTTTTTTTGGTTTTTTTCACCTTTTATTAAATAAGCAGCTTCTTTTCCCCTTCTTGTTGGATAATCATCTTGAAAATTTAATAAATTATTTATAGCACCTTTCCAATTATTACTAGTTACTTGTTTCCAAAAATTAGGAGTTTCACTTTCTAAATTACCATATTGAAATGCTACAGAAGCTATTGTTGTAGCTTTATGCATTGGTAAATCATCAAAATTCATACCTGATGTTTTGTTATATCTTGTTTTTAATTTATTTATTGTTTTATTTTTTGCAAAACTATTAATTATTTTCATTTCATCATTATTAATATTTAAAGTATTTGCAATTCTATGTGCTTCAACACCTTTTAATCCTAAATAAGGTGTTAATTTTTTAATTAAATTTTTAGGCAATCCTATTAAATCATTTTCATTTCTAGCTCCTAAATCAAATCCTGAAGCTATAGTTACTCCTGATTTAGAATTTTCATAATTAGGAACATATCCTTCAAGTTTAGAACCTTCTAAATCTAAAATAAAATCCCAATCAATATTTTTGTTTTCTTTTGTTTTTTTCATAAATTTAATCCAAATTTTGATTTTTAGAATCAATGTTATAATCAGGATTTAAATCCCAAAAATCAAAAACATGAGATGGTGGTTTGTCACCTTCACCTGCATCTTCAAGAAATCTTTTTTTGCTATTATAAAATAATTCAGATTCATAACTTTCCATAATTATATTCATTAAATTAGGAGAAGCTCCAGCCATATCTGAAGGCCCAAATAAATTAAGACCTTTACCTAAATAAGCTTCTGCTAATAATTGTGTTGTATTTCCACCAATTAATTTTTGTATTTTTGGATTACTATCTAACCATTCTTCTATTTTACCAGATTGATCTTTATAAATAGCATTGTAAAAACTATTTTTATATCCATAAGGATAAATAACTGGCAACATATTTCCTGTTTCTTTTACTATTGTTTCTCCTGTTTTATTACCATTAATATCTTCTTCATCTACTCTAACTAATTCTTTTACTGTTACTGGTCTAACTCGACCATCTTCTTTATCGACATAATAAAGATGGGCTATAGGTTTACCTGTGTCATCAACACCTGCTTTTTTAATTGCCCATTTAACATCAAAAAAACTTTCTTCTCCAAAATCTTGTGGTGTAAATAAAAATTTTCCTGGATTATAAGGATCTTTATTCCAATTTCTATTATGAAAATGATGAGATATTTCTTGACCAGCTAAATCAGGATTAAATCTTATTCCAGCATCTCTCCATCCTGTAGTAGCTATTGCTTCTGTTAAACTATTTTTTTCCCATTTTAATGAATAATTTTTATAACCAGCATCTTGTCTTAAAATACCATCTGGGCCTGAAAATTCAGGTGTATAATTACCTTCTTTTAAAATTTCCATTGATAATGTAAATAAAGCAAGATCTCTATTTTCACCATTATTCATATAATAATTAGGTTTCTCATTAACAAGAATCCTAAATCTTTTATTTGCTTCTTGTGCTACTGCTATTGGTAATTTCATTTCAGATAAATTACCATATTCTCCCCATGTATCTACTAAAGCTCTCCATTCTTTATCATTCCAAGAATCCATTTTGAAAAAATTTTGAATAAAATCTACTACACCTTCACTCTGTGAAGCTATTTTATTAAAATTATGTTGAATATAAAAATTTTGATGTTCTTCATTAGTTAAATCTAATTTTTTATCTGAATCTTCTACATTTTGAGTATAATTAGAAAGAGGCAAATTCATGCCTTTATTTTGCCAATTAGCATTATTATCAAAATTAATAAATGGAATTAAATCTAATGCACCATAAGTAAAATTCGCCCAAGATACTAATCCTAAATCATAATCTTCTATAAATGATCCACCTATTTTAGGATTATAAGATTTTTGATCCATTTGTCTAAAAACTGAACCATATCTTTTATCTGCATGATCTCTTGCTTCTGGAGTTTGCATTGCTTTAAATGCGCTTTGAGCTTGTTTATAAGCTTCATTTGGATCTACTGTTTTTAAACCTGAAATATATGTTTTCCAAAATTCTCTTGCAGCTTCATCTATTTTTAAATATAAATTATTGCCAACTACACCATTTTTTCTATCCATTATTTTTTCTATTAAAGGCAACATTTTATCAGCGTTTTCTGTAGTTAAAAATTGAGGTTCATTAAGAAAACTATTTAAAGGCCCATTTAAAGTTCTATATTTTTCATTATTTTCTATAAAAAATTCTAAAGGATCATTTTCATTTATATCAAATGTTATTTCAAATTCTTCTAACATTTTGTTATGATCTTTTGTAGGCATTGGTTGTTTATTTTTAATAGAAAGTTCTTTAGCGTCATTAATTTTTTTTATTTTATTATAATGAGCCATAATTGCTGTTCTTTTTGTTAATATTTCATTTAATGCGCCTTTTCTATTATAAGTTCCATTATACCAAATTTCTTTATCTATAAATCCTCGCTGAATAAGTTCTTCTTCTAATGCTTCTGCTGTAGGAGGAGATGCATAAATATGTAAAACACTATTTTCATCTTCCATAATTGTTTCTAAATGTTGTTGAACATTTAAAATATTTATATTTTGATTTTGAGTTGCTTGTTTTACTATTAATTCATTATTTTCTTTAACTTTTTTATCTCTTATAGCCATAAATTCTTTAACTAACGTTTTATTATTCATAATATGCTCATTATTTTCTATATCTGCTAAAGTTGCATTATTATTTTCATATGCATTTAATAAAAACGAAGCTTGTAAATCTAATTTAACTTTTTCTTCTGTGTTTATTTTTTCATGGTATTTATTACTTAAAGTTATTAAGTCTGATATGCTATAACTTTTATTAGATATTCTTTTAGACATTTCTACTGGATCACTTAACCATGATTCTAATCCATGATTTCCAGTAATAAGATTAAGATTTGTATTAAAATTATTATTTGCTTGATCTTTTTTTATTCTTTTATTTATAATTTTTTCTGTAACTTCATATTTATTTTTAGCTTCAGTAACTTTTCTATTCCATTGCGTATTAAAAAATTTTAATTGTTCATTATTTCCTTTATATTTTTCTGTAATTTTTGTTTGTAATTGTGATAATGCTATTAAAGCAGCATCTTTTTGATCTTCTGAACTTGTAGGATCTTCTAAAACATTTAAAAATTGTTTACTACTATAAAGACTTTTATAAACTTGAGTATTTTGTTTAAATTTTTCAACTTGAGCATTTATCCATGTAGGATCAGTTGAATATTCAGAATTTCCACTTAATGCACCAAGCATTAAAGAATCTCTATAATCTTGTTCAATTCTAGAATTTAATTTTCCATTAAATATTCCACCATTATAATGTTCTGCTGAAGAATACGTTTCAATTTCTAATTGATTTATTCTTTCTGATGAAATAAGTACAGCATTTTTTCTTTGTTCTGTAATTAAATTTCCTTGAGCTTTTAATACATTTTGTTCAGTAATTTCTTTTATAGAAAGATTAGTATTAAATTCTAAACTTGGCTCTAAATCAATATTAGCACTTTCTCTATAAATATCCATTTTTTCTCTTACAGCAACAGGATCATTTGGATGTTCAGATAAAGTTTTATCAGAAAAAAGTTTTAAATCTTGTGATAAAGCACTAAAGTAATTTACTCTTGCATTTAATCTTAAACTTTGAGAATACCAAGAATCATCTTGAGGTAAATTTGTTATTGGCATTAATTTGCCATTTTCATCATATTTAATTAAAGCATGACTATCTATTTCAGCATTATCTAAAGCAACTTGTTTTCTATCTTCAAAACGAGTAGTTAATAAATCATCTGCTGATCCTGCAATAGCACTACCTAATCCACCTAAATTAGGTGTTATAGTTTTAACGCTTCCTGCTCCTACAAATGGTGTTGGTGTTTTTTGTTTTACTCCCATTAGAAAGGATCACTTTCTTTAGATTTTACACCTTTTGGCTTAGTTTTTCTGTATGCATCCCAATCACCTAAAGCTCCTGCGGCAGTACTAATATATCCACTCATCATAGACATATTACCACTTGTTCTTGTATTAGATGCTGATTGATTTAAAGCGGCGGCTTGATTTGTTCCTGCTTGTTGTATTCTATTTACATCACGACCATAACTAGATAATTGATTTTGTCTTAAAGCACGACCAGTACCACCACTACCAGTTCTACCATAAGCTCCTTGTAAAGCTGTTTCAGTAGATACAGCTTCTCTATAAGCTCTTGCTCTATCTGAACTTGCTTGTTCTGTTTCAATTTGTGTAGCTAAAGCTTGTCTTTCGTAACTTTGTGCTTCAAGATTTGCCATTTTTTTAGCATTTCTTGATTCCATTACACCGCCAACTACTTTAGCTCCTATCATTGCTATTGTTACTGGATCGCCCATTTAAAACTCCAATTCTACCATTATACCATTAACTGTTAAAGATAACGGTTCTGTTTGTGTTATTGTTACTTCTCCACGTCTATCCCAACCTAACATCCAAAATTCTTTTCTGCCTGTTACTTTAGACGGTTCTATTGATAAATCATCATTAACATTACGTATAAGTAATTTAGTGCCTTTTGCAGACACATCTAAACTTTCATTTAAATCTAAAACTGTACGAACAACACGTCTATGTGTACCAGCAGAAGTACCACCTTCAACTTGTAATTCAGGAGCTAATGTTGTTATTTCTGGTGTATAATTTAATCCTACAGTAATTGTATCAAATGTATCAGGTGCAGTAGATAAACTACCATCAGATCCTACTGTTTTTGTTCCTAAACTATAATTACCACTTACAACTTTTACAGCAGTATCATCTAAATGATCTAAACCTGTCCAAGAAGATGTTGCTGATCCAGATGTTAAAGTTTCAGCAGCATCTAATGTTAAATTAGAATCAAACAATTCTAATAAATATACTACAGCACTATCTATAGTTCTTTTAACTATACAAAATACTAAACCATTAATAGATACAATATTTTTATATTCACCAGCAGTAGTCCATTTTGACCAAGAAGCTATTTTTTCATTACGCATTGCCATATATACAGCTAATGAACCATCAGAATTAATTATGTAAGCATAACTTTCTTGGCCTTGATCATTTTCTGTTTGTATTTCTAATCCAATAGGATTGTCAATTAAATGACCTGATAACAACGATACAGATGGTGATAAATATGCTTGTTTAATATCATCATATTCAAATTCTCTTAATGATTTTTTACCTTTAGATAAAAAGATTATAGCTTCATCAAATTCTTTAGCTTGTAATCGAGATGTACCATATCGAGTTTGTCTACGAAAAGATACATTACTTGGTGTTAAAGGATTGTTTGCACTTGTTGGCGAATACAATTCACTATTATCTGTAAATACTAATAAATGTCTAAATGACAAAACTCCAGTAATTTCAGACACTTGGCTTTCTAAAACTTGTACTTGTATACTGTCATCATCTGCCGCTTCTCCAGCATCAAAATTAAAATAATCAGATGTTTTAGATGTAAATATATAATTAGGTAAATCTCTAGTTCCACCAAATACTAAACGCCCTGAATGAAAACAACATGATCTAGGATAACCTCTTGTAGAACTTATAGCTGGTTCTTCCCAATCTTCTGTAGTATTACTATTAGGTAAATTTTCTCTTACAATAGCAGTAGCAGATGTTGCACTAGCAACAGCAGTTATTGTTACTTGTTTAGATTGAATACGAAAATTTTGATTAACATGAGCAGATACAAAAAAATTAGCTGATGCAGTTATAGAAATTGTACCTGTTGTTGATTGAGGATTAAATGTTAAACTATCGCTTTCAAATTTGTGATAAGGTTGAAAAACAAGATTATCTTTTGTTTTAAAAGCAAAATTACTTACAGTAAAAGTAGAAGCTCCAGTTCTTAATATACGTTGTGTTGCTAAATCTGGATGTGTAACAATCATAGTGTTTGCTGTTTGTGCTATAATTAAATCACCAATCATGTCTGAAGTCCAAGGGCAACTATTAACTGTAACAACTGCCGCACCAGTTACACCATTGTAAACATTTAATGTGCTTGCAGTAAAAATAAAAAAATATGTTTGTGCATCAGAAAATATAAATGGCTCCATTTGATGAGCTGTTCCTGATAAAGTAGATATGTATTTAGTGCCAGGTCTGCGTTTTACACCACCTTGAGCCAATATACGCATATTACGAATTGTTTTAGCACCATTTGCATAAGCATGAGTATCAACTCTTGATGATAATAATGGGTCCATTTCTCCACCAGTAAAATTTGTCCAAAATTGACGAAGTAATGCCATTTTATCTCCTTATGTTAGCAAAACGACTTAACTTTATTTTATTTGTTGTAACAGCTTGACTATCTCTAGTTTTAGCTCTTGTAAATTGTTGTTCTGCTAATTGTGATAATGATTGTGCAATATCACCTTTACGTATTATTGATAAAGCAAAAGTAGATGCTAAACGATATACAGCATACATTACAAAGTATGGAGGCCAATCATCTTCATCTGCTCTAAATTGATATGTTGCTACTAATGTATCTTCTGAAGAAACTTCTGTATCTAATGTATATACTTTATCTTCATAACGATCATATTGAACTGTAACATCATCATTTGTAAGTGTTTGTACTATAAGAGGCTCAACATCAGTTGGTAATTGATAAGCCGCATCCCATATATCTACTGGAGTATCAGCTAATCTATTTAAAACTTTTTGTCCTGTAGCAAAATTCCAAGTGTGTTGACTTAAACAATCTTTTACTACTGTTTCATATAATAAATTAGCAGATAAAGCTTCATCTGTTTTATCATCAAAACTAGTTAAAGGTTGTAAACCTACTAACACCATAGCTTGTTGAGCAATATCTATTTTTGAAGTTGTTGCCATAATAATCCTGTTCTAAAAAAGGGAGAGGAATAACTCTCTCTCCCTTTAATATTATTTTAGTCTGTGTCAGCCGCAGAGAATGTAGTAATATCTTTCGTATCTACATTAGTTCCATCGTTCGAAGCAACAGAGAATATACCATAAACAGGTGTACCACTTGCCGCAGTAGTTGCAAAAATTACATCACCAGCGTTAATTTCATTAACGTAAGTGTTAAAGTAACCAGCAGAATCTACTACCGCCGCCGCATCGTCAGTTTTATAATGCCAAATATGAAAGCCATTTCCGCTATATGAAACCAGAGAAAAAGTACTTGAAG